GCACCTGTTCCGTCACCATCAATATAAACACGGGTTTGAATTGTAATGTTATTGGCATTACCACCCGCACCTGTGGTGGCAGAAGAAAGAGTAATTACGCCAGTTGTGTTTGCAATTGCACTAATATAGGCGTCTGTTGGAAGGCCTGTGCCTGTGATTGTTAGATTTGCTAAGTTAGCAAGAGAATCAATACTAAAAATGGCACGGGTTAAAGATGCATTTGCCAAACGAAGGCTGGTTTGACCTGCTGTAAATCCATCTAAACGAATGTTTGAAGCCTGACGATAATTAGAACCGTTGGCGGTTACAACGATGGTCGTCAATTCACCATCAACCACACCTGTATTACTTACACCATAGTCCAACGCATTGATAGAGGTTGGTGCTGGTATCCAATCGCTGTTTAAGAATTTATTTGATGGTTTGACATTGAACATATACTTCCAAATGTAACCATCGGCCGTTGCAATATTACCATTAGATGTTGTGTAGTCACCTGTTGGTTGAACCGTAGAGTTTGCAGATGCATTGTTGGAAACACATTTGTAAACATTTCGGTCTGCCGTAATCACATACATTGGCTTTAGATTTTGTGTGGTATTCGTAGATACCAAATCTGCCATCGTAATTGTATCATCAAATTGACGATATTTTGTATTTGCGGTCCAGTCAACCTTTGGAATCACTAACTGAACATCGTTACCTGTTACTTTTTTACCTGCAAAAACATTGTCCCATGCACCTCTTTCTGCAGCCAGAGTATCAACGATTGAATCTGGAGAAGCTTCGTTAGCATAAGGAATGTTATTGCCAATTGTTACATACGCTATCGTTGGCGTATTGGCTTCAAAGAACGCTTCTTTGAATTGTTCAGCGTCATTGAATGATAATTTTTTAGTAATGATTGATGGCATAACTTGTATTTATGTTACAATTATAAGGGTCTGACTGTTGGAGTATGTCGTAAATGCAGAAGAAACTGTCATTACTGTATTAGCCAAAATACTATTAATTGTTCTAATTTCACCATTGACCGCAACATTAGAACCAATACTTATCGTATTGCCATTGGCGATATTGAACTTGGTTCCTGTACCAATAATGTAGATTGAGGCATTGACATTTACTGTGCCAGACAAGGTATCTGTGGTTGAAATAACAACATTTGGCGTGCCAGTAGGAATTGTAGATTCTTTATTCAAATCCGCATAGTTGGCAAAACCAGCTGGGTGTAAGAGGTCTCGTAATATCTGTTTGTATTTTGTAAACGAAGTCAATGACGATGTTACATAGGCATAATCTGAATAGTATGGCGGACCTTGTAGTTTTCTCTCAGAACTGGACAAGATAGAATCAGATGTTGTCCAGCGACCAGGTAATGTTACATATGAAGAACCAACAACAGCATTAGCAATTGCGGTTCCATCTCCGTAACCTGTCAGGTCAACCTGTGGAATATACTCATATCCAATACCACCAGTAGTTAAACGAATTGCAAGAATTTCACCAGCAACGGCATCAGTAAATGCAGCCAATCTTTCTCCATCACCCATCAAAGAGGTGATATTGACATTTGCACTTGAGCCGCCAGATGCCGTAGAAACTGTTGTGGTTGGGAAATTATTCTGTTCATAGTTCACACCACCAATTGGGCCTTTGTTATACGACAACACTAAACGATTATTGGCGTAAGTTGTGCTATCCGTAAAACTAAACGACACATTAACATTTGCCGCAGTATTCGATGAAATTGCGTTAATATATCTACTCTGACCTGCAATAATAATCCTGTCGCCAATTTGCAAGTCATCTAAGAAAACGGTATTTGTGCCTGTAATTTGCACCGTATTGTTTAGAACATTTGCTGTACCTGTGATTGCTGGAGGTCCAATTGTGATTTTCGTAACTGCACCATTAGCCGCAACGGTTGAAACATATGCTGATGCACCAACACCATAAGTTAAAGGAGGATTTGAACCAAAGATTACATCATCACCAACTTTGTAATTTAAACCACCAGATGTGATATCGATTCGGCCAATAGAACGAAAATCTTTAATATCATAGAAATAAGAACCGGCCTGATAGATTGCGCCTTGTGAATCTAGTATTGCATTATTTGTTGATGTATTTGAAAACAATATAACAGCGTTTGTAATTGGACCAAGACCTGTTACCTCTAAAGGAGTTAAAGCATCAACAATACGAGTGCTTAAATTTTCAGAAAATGGTGCTGGAAATCCATAATCAGCAACATTGATTGATGTGTTTGCATAGTCAGCAATAATATCTTGTGTTACTGAATAAGTGTTTGCAGTAAAGTGTGAAGTGTTAACAGCATCTACCGCACCAGTAATTAATGTTGGTAAATTTGTGCTAGTAATAATGGACGCAAGTTTAAATCCTGCGCCGCCATAATTAACAACAATGCGTGAAGTAAAACCATCTGAAACTTCAGATACTTCAGCAGTAGCACTAACATCAGCACCGCCGCCAACGATTGTTACGGGGTCGCCAACATTATATGATGAACCGCCATCAATAACATTAATTTTTGTAAGAATGGAGAATGTATCAGCAACAATATTAATTACAACACCATTGTCATCAATGATATCTGTCGTAATTGTTTCGCCGTTTACAAAATCTCCAATAAGTGTTTTTGAATTAATGAATAATTCAAATGGCAAACCAAAGTTAAGTTGGTCTGTAATAATTCTTGGAACTGCACGCTCGATTAAAGCTGTAGCACCAGATACCGTGCCAGTGATTTTTCGATTTGTTAAAAGTTCAACATTAAAATCATCATAGTAAACTTCAATATCTGTGTTACTACTTGGTGCAGATACAAAAACTACTTTGCGAGATTCTTTTCGAATGAAGTAATCGGTGCCTTCTGTTTTTAAAACACCATCAACATAAACATCAATTTCACCTGTGTTTACTTGCTGAGCAATTACAAATTCGGTGTTTGCACCATTACCAGTGTAAACGCTTCGAACATCGGTTTCAACACGCAACACATTATCAATTGTCCAGCGGCCATCAGAAGCACGCAAAACATTATTGCGTGGTTGAATAATTGATACTTCATCATTGTAAAGTAAACGGAATAATAATTTGAAAGCCGCTTCACTACCTTTTGAAAGATATAAAGGCAATACATTTTTAATTAAGAATTCTTTATCGACCTGAACATCATTTGGCAATAAAGAAGCATAAGTGTTGAAAAAACTGGTTTGAAATTCATCAATTGATTGGTCAACATCTGAAACATAACGAAGGTTTTTGGCCTGTTGTGTTAGGTCATTTTCTTCACCAGTTTGTTTTTGTTCCAAAAATTCATAGTATGCCTCTAAAAATGTAATGAAAAGAGGATACTCGTCCCGAATAAATTCGGGAACTTGTCTATTTACAAGTATTGAAGTATTAGCAAATGACATTATTCAGATGGCGTTAAATTTACAACAACAGAAATTGGGTCTGTTTCGTCAATTGTAATGATTGTGTTTCTTGTTGATTCTAAAATAGCTTCGTCTGCCTCTAATGTTATCCGAATTAAATTGTCATCTGAAGTAACTGATAAAATTTTAATATCGTTAATTGCTACAATACCGTTTTCATAGTCAATCGTGCCAGCTGTGTTTGAGACAATCTGTAACTGTGCGCTGGTGTCATAGTAAATTGTTCTAAGAACACCAATCTGAGCATCAATTACAGCAGAAGCGGTTGCACCGTAACCACTGCCACCAGATATCGTAACGATAGCACGGGTATAATTAATGCCACGATTTGTAATTGCAATTGATTGAATTCTGCCATTTACAATCGTAGCTTCAGCCGTTGCACCTGTTCCATCACCAGTAATTGTAACTGTTGGTGCAGTTATGTAGCCTGTTCCAGGATTTGTAACCTGAATTGATGATATACCTGAATATGATTGAGGTATTTCATCTAGTGTAACTGTTCGTCTTGTGCCGCCAAAATCCAACACATCAAATTCAGTAGATGTGAGTTTATTTGCAATTGTGCCACGATGTAAAGGAACATTGAAATTAATTGTGTATGACTTGTTTAAATTTAATGTTGGTTCAAATCGTTTTTGAACACGGGTCGTAAGTTCGTTACCAATAATTGCATTTAAATCAACATTGTCAATTGCTGTTTCTAGTTTAGAATCAATTAATTTTGAACCAAATTTATTTAAAAATGTATCAGCATACCCTAAAACAGCATTTCGAATATTCGTTTTGATTGCTGTTTCGGAAGCAGTTGTTTTCTTTGGGTCATATTGAGCCTGAACATCCAATACAAGATACAAATACTCAGGGTCAAGAATTTCTGTTTGAACGGCAATAATTGCTTTTGGTGTAATGATTTCGTCAATGATACGCTGTTTCTCTGCCTCAGAGATATAATAATTCTCTTTTGGTTTCATTGAGACAAAAACTTTACCATAAACTGGCGGTTCATTTGTTTCGCCACCCCAAACAGAAATAGAATCAATGTTTGGATAATTGTTTAGAATATATGTCTCATAATCTTTATATGTTACTAGACGATTCTGTGTTGAGAACTGAGCTGCGGCTGAGAATTTAATTTGGTCAACTGATTCACGGTCTGCACCACCAGAAGCCGCAGATAAAGGGCTAATAGTGAAATTAGAAATGCTCTCACCTAAAGAATCAACAACTTGACTTGTAGCAATAAAATTATTTGCTTTATTTGCAATTGTTCCGTTTGTTACCAAATAAGTTACAGTAACCAAGGCGCCATCAGGTAATGATTTACCAACAACATCATTACCAAAATAAATTTCAAATTTTCCACTACGACCTTCTTGTAAAAAGAAAACTTCTGAAGTAGCTGTAATATCTAAAACATCGGTTACTTTTTGATATGTTGTAATAGCTGTGTTTGATGATGAAGGTGTAACAGTAACTTTAATTGTTGTTGTGTCAATATTAGAATCAGGCAAAACAAACACTTGTTTTGGATTAGATTGAGCATCATAGTTGAAAACATATGAAACCAATTGACCCTCATATATTTGTAAATTTTCAAACAAGTATGTTGAGTTTGCTTTTGTTACTGTTGTATCTTGTAAAACAACAAAATTATACGCTTTACTATCAATTTGGTTTGATAAAAAACTAAAACCTTCTGGCAAAGTTAATGTGCCGGTTGTAGATGATGCTGAGTTAGCTTGAAAATCAATTATAGCAACTGGAGCTCTGGTTGAGTATGGTGTGTATCCCAAAACTTTAGAATGAGAAACAACTGAATCACGAAGCAACGCTGTATCTAAAAACGCTTCATTAGCAACCATGTTTAGATAATAAGCATTGTAGTGAGTATTATAGGCAAGAATATCCAGCAGAATGTTTAATCCTGAACCTTCAAAATCGTAGTCCGTAAACTCAGATTGTTGTTTTAAAAATGCTCTTAGATTAGTTTTGATTGTGTCAAAATCTAATTCTGTTACTCTTAAACGGTCTGCCATTTTATCTAATTCTCTCTAAGAAGAAATTTATAGTTATTGGGTCTGGATTGTTAATCACAAAAAACTCTAAACGAACAGAATATTTGTTTTCATCAGGATTTGGAATTGCAGTAACAGCCGACACTCTAGCTCTTGGTTCAAAGTTACTAATTGTTTCAACAATTGCTCTTTCAATTTGAGCGGCAATAACGCTATCAATATTTTCAAACAGTAGCGCTCGGATGCTACTGCCTATTTCTGGTCTAAATGGTTTTTCATAGTGATTTAACAACACCAAATTTTTAATTGAGTTAATAACCGCATACTCATTTTTGTATGTGTTAATATCTTTTTTGACTGGATGAATAGTAAAATTCAAATCCAGGTCTTTAAAAGTTCGTGCTGCTTCTATATTTACGGTTGCCATTGTTTATTTATTCTAGTTTGGAGGACCAGTATTTCCGCCTTGTGGGTCAGAATGAGTATGAGTATGAACGCTGGTTCCTTGTGCCGTTACATCTCCAGTGAATGTGGCAGAGCCATTGACTGTCATATTGCCTCCGCCGCCACCTGTTCCTGTTGTTATTCCTTGGCCAACTAATATGTTCTTACTTACTGTTGCTTGGCCTGTTACATTTAAATTACCATTCAAATTTAAATTTGGTGCAGTAGCGTTGATGTTTCCGCCAACAGTTATGTCCGCTTGGCCACTAACATCGGCAGTTACATTTCCACCAATGGTTGCCTGTAAATTGCCTCCAACTTCTGCGGTAATATTACCATCAACATATAACTTCACATCGCCTTGGACATATACAGAATCGTCACCAATGACTACTGTAAACTTGTCTTTTTGTATTCTCTCTGCTCGGTCACCATCTGGACCAAACTCAACATATGAACCTGAACGATGATAAAAATGCAAGCGCTCATGGTCTTTTGTATCATCAATTTCTATTGCATTACCCGATTCTGATTCGTAAGCGTTATTGTATGGATAAACAGCAGCATAATATGGTTCAGGTTCTACTTTTGGTGCTCTATTTGCTTTTTTACTTTGAACAATATAAGACGGATAAGCTGGGTCATTTCTTGCTAAGCGAGAAGTGCTTGGTTCATCTAGTTGTCTAGGGTATAATGTTGGTTGCTCATTTGGTTTAACTGGTGATGTGGTCAATTGTTCCTCTGTTCGACCATCACTAAACGCTTCTTGGCGATTGCCAGCTTTAAGAGATAAACCTGGAAAAGTTCCTAAAATAATTGGGTCTTGTGCGGCTTCTCCGTCTGTAAAAAATCCAACAACCATATCTCCTTCTCTTAACGGATATGGATTTGAATTGTTTATTGGGAACATTGGTGTTGCCCAAGGCAAACCTTCTGTTGGTAGTTGCATTTTATTGTCAGCATGCCAACCAATACAACGCACACGCATACGACCCATTTTAAGTGGGTCTTGTCTATCTTCTACGAAACCCATCCACCAAACAAAACCACCTTTACCTGCAAAATCTTTTTGTTCACTCATAATGTAAATTCTTTCAATTCTTCAAGCTGATTTATGCCACTAACTGGAATAAATTCTTGTTCTGAAGATGTTGTAGCAACTTCAATTACTGTTTCGTGTTTATCGTAACCAATGATTTGTCGAGAAGCAACAATTAAATATTGTCCGCTCAAACTCATATCTTTATTATCATCACCTTTTTCTTTAGCACCGGCAATTGGCGCATCCAAATATACATTAAATCCTGATGTTAACTGAAAGTTGCCTGGCATTGCAATCTTAACTCGTTTATTCATTAGTGTTGATATGATTGCTTTTCGTTGAAACAAAAACGCTTCTAAGTTTTCAATTTTAGAAAGAGATGTTGGGTCGTTTTGTTTGATGTAAGAACTCACTAATTTGGCAGTATTAAATGTGCTCATTGTTTTCTTAGCATCATAAGTTTGTGTTGAATCTAATCCATCTCGATTTTTAATAATTGAAATGTCTGGATTTTCATTTGCATGTTTTAGTGATTCAAAAACATCACCAAAACTAATATTCTTTTTAGCAACTGTTCTAGTTAAAGGGTCAAAACCAATAAATTGACCAGCATTAACACCTTCTTTTGTTTTCTTTACACTATCATTTTGTGAAACAACTTCAATAGCTCTAGCGCTACTAATTTCAGATAATGGGTCTGAACTAGATAAGTTTTTTGGTTCAAATTTAATATTTAATATATTGTCTTGGGTAAGTAATGTGGACAAAGAAGCAAAATTATAACCAATCGTATTTTGATAAAACATAAAGTTTGGAGCTTGGTTTATATCTACTGCTCTTTTAGCACACCACTCTATTGCCTCTAAAGGTTTTAAATTTGGTATTACAACTTTTTTTAAACCACTAGAATTTTCATAA